CGGCGGGTGAAGTGGCTCAGGGAGTGCATTCAGAGAAAACCAGCCATACGCCTGATTCTCGTCGTTCAGCACCGCCTCGAAGATCTCTGCACCTTCCGCAAGGTAGGTGACATACCCCTCGATCAGCGTGTGTGGCGTCAGCGGTTTGTCATAGTCAAAGCCGCACTCCTCCAGTACTTCACGCCTTGCCGCTGCTTCCGGCGTCTCGCCTGCTTCAAGCTTTCCGCCCGGTACCGCCCACGTCCCATCATCCCCACGCTTAACCAGAAATATTTTCCCGTCCGATTTGAACAGGATCCCGGCTGCGTAAGTTTCCACTTATCCTCCGCTTCTGAAGTCTTCAAAATGTGTCGTGCGGCGGCCCACGGACATATTGCCTTCGGTAAACTTCCGCCACTTGTCGGTTTTCATCGCATCCGGCAGGCTGCGCACGTTGTAGATGTAGGTCAGATAGCACCGGCAAAATACCTCTTCGCCGGGCTGGGTGATGTCATCGAGATAACCGGCCTCACCGCGGGCCATAAAGCCCTTCTTCAGCGCCCAGTTTCCACGGATGGCGTAAACGTTAAGGTCACGGTCTTTGTGTGGTTCGCGGTATTGGTAATTCGGCTGCCGCCAGTGGCTGTGCCACACCGCCGCAATCGCGCCGCCGTGGGTGGCGATAATATTGTCGATATTGGCGACGAGCTTGTGCGACTGGTCAATCATCACCCGGCGCTGTTCAAAATCAATTTGCCGGGCTGACTTTGCAATGCTCTGGCTGGTCGCAAGGACACCGGACCGGGAAGAAGCAGAGAGTCCGGCGCTGATTTCGCTGACAGGGGGAATGCTGGTTGCCCACCCACTGAAGCGCTGAAGCGTTTTGTCGATGGCCTGCGTGCGGTTGAGCTTTATCAGGTTCGCCGAGGCCATGATCCGCCGATCGAGCTCAGCGCGTAGTTTGGGCTCCAGGTAATTGAGCGTGAAGCGGCTGACGCCGATATGGCGTTTTAGCGCCCTTTCACGCATCACCTCAAGGTCATAAGCAGCGGTGAGCCTTTTGCTGGCGTACTGGTACAGATCGCCACTATCAACCTTATTTTCCGTGGCGTTGCGCAGGCGCTCCGTCCATGCAATCAGGCTCTCTTCGCTGCTGTAGCCGTGCTCCAGAAAAAACTTAATGGCTTCACGCAGCTCTTTCAGGAAGGAATTCATTGCCATTTCCCCCGTCAGGCGGCGTCACTTTGGGTGGGTTTTGCTCGAGCAGCTCATAATCCAGCTCCAGCCTGTCGGCAAACAGATGCTCGTTCATGTTGGCGTTCTCGCAGGCCCATTTGATGAGCGTTGCGCGGTTCTCAGGGTCACTGGTCATTTGCGGCAGCAGCACCGTCAGCATCTCGGTGATGGCTTTAAATCGCGTTTCATCTACTTTGACTTTTTCGCTCTCAGGCTCTTTCAGTGAAGATGGCCATACGTAATCGAAATTATTTACCCATGAGTTGAATGCAGCACTCCATGTTGCGCGCTGATATTCAGGTAAGTCATTTTTCAATGCGTCGAAAAACTCAGGTGACCAGGCACGGTACTGCACGATCCGCACAAAGAAATCGTAAAGCGGTTGCAGCTCCTTGCGAACGTCATCGATGTACTGCGCAACATACTTGGAATCTTCCTTTCCCTCGCCAAAACCGTTAGAAAAGGTTTCGTTGTTGAGCAGCAGCGCGGGCATGTCAGCCGCGGCGGCAATATTCTCCAGAATGTGCTTTCTTGACGTATCCAGCGGTTTTTCGAGGTTTTGCAGGTCCAGCGATTCAATCCGGTCTTCCGACCCGACTTGCAACACATCGCCATTTTTGCCGCGCTTTAGCATCCAGCGTTTAATGCCCGCCAGCTTCTGCATTGCGTTATTCACAACCGAGCCAGCCGCCTTCACAAACGCTACCAACAGCCCGACCTTAATCGTCACCATATCATCGGCACGCATCGACTGAATAAACGACTTCAGCGGATACAGCGCGCGCTGATAGACGCTGCGCCCGGCAAAACCGAAGGAGGACGACGTATAGGCCAGATAGACCGGATCCTCATTCATCATCACGCAGCAGCGGCTTTGATGGTACGGCTGGCCTGCCGCCGTCACACTCACCACCTTCTGGAAATTGTCGCTGTTCGGGTCCTGGTTCAGCACGACAGAGCCCGCCGTGTTCAGCGGATCCAGCACGTTGAAACTGAGCGATTTTTTATAGAGCGTTTCGAACTCAGCGGCGCCATTGGTCTGCTCACCATCAATCAACATCACCACGGCGCCGGTACCGTAGATACGGGACTGGCGGGCCACATTGGCGATGATCCTGTCCGCGTTGAGCACTTTCCACTCTCTCTCGAACGCTTCACGCAGTCGCCTTTCCGGCCCTCTCGTGACGTGTACCACCCGCGCCTCAGACATCGCCAATTTTATCGGGCGATCGACCATCTTGCCGCCCAGCGGGTGGTAGAGGTAAATCAGCTTGCACAGCTCATACGGCACATTTGAACCGGGCTGGATCCCCTCATCCTCAAGAAGTGCGCTCAGGATGCCGGGATCGCTGCCCATACAATTACTTTCAATGTCCTGCATCAGAATCCCTCTCCGTTACCGAGGCCAAGCGCCACGCCGTAGTTGAAACAGTCAAACAGGTCGTCAGCCTGGTCTTTCTCGCCGATGATGAACTGCAACACCTGCGTCAGAAGATGATTTTTCTTCTGGTCTTTGTATTCAGTGATCTTGTCGTACGCGTATTTAGAGATACGTACCTGCCCGGAGGCGACATACCCGGAAATGTTTATCGCGCGCTCCTCTTTCCCCAGCGCTGTCATGGCGCTGTCGATGGGCTGAACGTTCCAGCCCTCGTTGGCTCCCTGCTGTAATAGCGTGGTGCCGGTGGATTTGTCCTCGATATAAAGCCCCACAGAGCCGAAACGCGCGTGGCAAATATCACTGAGGTGTTTAGTCCGCCCGATCCACTGCGGGATGATTTTTTGCAGGAAATAGCCGTCAATCTGGATGATGTCCCAGTCCAGGATCACCAGATGAGGCGCAGGGTAATTTTTCAGTGCAAACCAGACCACCGCTGAACCATCGTTAGCAATGCCGCCTTTCTGGGCGCAGTCCACAACGCCATAAACGTTGTCGCACCCAACCGGATAATCGACAGGCGCGTCGTTCTCCAGCAGCCAGTCCATTTTGAAAAAGTTCTGCCCGCGCCAGTCCACAAACTCCGCGTTATATTCCTGCTGAACGACCAGCGGAGGCTTGCCGGCGGTAATTCGCGCCAGCGCTGCCGGGTTAATCGTCGGGTTAGAGGCCGTGGGCGCGTGATGCTCTTCCCAGCCCATCGTTTTATCGTGACAGGCCTGATAGAAAAAATTCTCGTCATCCACGCCCTTTGGCGTACCGGCCATAACGGCGTCGCCGTCGTAATCGAGCAGCGTCGGCTCGATTGCCTGCTCCCAGATATCACGCATACCCTTTTTGACCAGGCTGCCCTCATCAATGATGACTTTGTGATATTTACGGGAGCGTCCCGCGTCGGGGTTGTCCAGCGTCCAGAATTCAACCTGCCCGCCGCCGATAAGCTCGATGATCGCATCGGTTTTACTGGCGCTGACGGTGATGGGTTTCAGCAGGTCGCGGAGAGCTTTATACGATGGCAGCAGAATTTTGTACGACGGCGCAAACCAGCCGACGCGCATTTGTTGCGCTGACCAGTTCCCGGCGGCTTGCTCGAGCATGGTCGTTTTCCCGAAGCGGCGACCGGCGCGGATAACCTTTCGCTTTGCCGGAGAGCGATATATTTTCTTCTGCCCGTTGTGGAAGGGCAGAAACTCTATGACGTGTTCAGTCGGCACGATACAGCCCTCTCACATGAGCGCATGACCGGCACGCATACCACTCGTTATATTTGTTAAAAAATGACCGTATTTAACATAATGGATGTTACCCGCCCCACACGGAGACCACTCATCGCCCAATGCAGGCAAGCGCTTTATTTATTAGGGTTTTCGTGTGGAAACGGGACCAATTGGACTGCATAAACTGTGCATAAAACGAGGGGGATTTTGCATAGCCGTTATTTGCTCTGAAACGTCTCTTTTCGTGACTTTTCCCCTAATCAGCATCCGGGGAATTGACCAGCTTGATAACCAGCGTCGGCTTGTCACTATCAGCGCCACCTTTGCGGTTTAGCTCCACTTCTTGCTCCAGTCTCTCTGCTTCAGCAGTACGTTTACGGATCTCCAGCTCCAGTAACTGGTGCGATAGAGCATCCTTACGGCTACCTGAATCACGAGCCATAATCAGGCGGGCCAGTTCACGACGTGCTGCGTCTTTATCAGAAGTGCTAATTTCAATGCCAAACTTGCCGAGTTTCACTCCCTGCAGTAAATAACGAGCATCACCAACCAGGTCGCGCGTGTCCGC